GTAATTGCCATTCTGTGTATTTAGATCTATAGAAGTATCATACCCAGCGGTACCATCCATATCAAGCGTCATCATATCAGTGTTACAAAACCATGGAACCGGTAATACGGCAGAAGTAGCTTCATTAGCATTCAAAAATGCATGGGGACCAGATAATGCTGTATTAATATAATATCTGGCGTCAGTGGGGTAAGTTGGCAAAGGCGGCAAAACAGCCGCCAAAACGCACCCAGCATGTCCTATGGTTCCCGATATTGAAGGGTTCAAAACTAAGTCAGGCCTACCTAATGCCCCAATCTTAAACATATTTAACAATGCAGGATTAGAACGCGCGATATCACCTGGTAACCATTTAATTGGTGTGGCCAGAACTGAATAGCGAGCATCAGTTGTTTTGAATTTGAGTCTGCCAACATAAAAAGGACGATTGGTCCACGGCTTAGAATCTATACGATATTCGTCCGGAACATTCGTAACAGGCATAAAAACATTATCTACACTATTGGTCATATCCACTATCTCTCTAGTCGTTACACTAGCGACTTCGGTTTTAAGACTTTGATCTTGAACTTCAAAGTCTGTGTTTGCAGTTTTCATAAAACTGCTATCAATTATATTTATATTTTCGGTAGTAATTAAAATTTTTACTATAGTACATATTACTATCATACATAAACTCTAAAAGACCTAGAATAATCCTCGCTGTCAATTTTGAGATATTGACATTAGAACGGTATATATTATTCTATAGGCTATAGGTTGCCGACCTGTCCAGCAAGGTTGTTTTTAACGTGGGCAACTCCACGAAACAAACAAAAAACAACATAAACAATACAAATAAATAAGCATATATACATACATAGGGAAAGAACAAAAACAAAGACACTTCTATTCTAAATAATGGAAGTCTTTTCCCATATCACGCAATACATCTAAGTAACCATTATCATCCTTTAAGATTGACAACACCTTATTCTCTGTGATAGAGTCTCCAGGTCGATATATGTCAAAAACTCTCTTAAAAGCATGATACAAACCAGGGCTATGTAAGTAGGCCTCAACCAAAACTGACCTTATCTTGCCTGGTAATACTTCCTCTAACTCTTTACTGCTGTCCATCCATTGTATGGTGCCTAACAAAGTTTCCACGCTTAAACATCCAACATATTTCTTCAATACAGGGTGGTATCGAAAGTGTCTTTTGACAAAGGACAATTTATCGAAAGGCTGATGAATCTTAGTTATCGGCGTTTTATCTCCATTAGTACATACCATACCCAATGAAGTTGCTACAGCATTGATTGTAGACAAATTAAACCAATGTTTATCCTCCTTCATAGCGCCTATCACTTTATCGTCACCCATGACATAATCTACCACCCTATAAAACTTATCCAGAGAAGGGTAAGTATCATATCGGTATAACGTCAGCGCTGTCAAGCATTTATTAATCAAGGAGTTCATGACTAACGTTAGCCACGTACCTGATGGTAATCCATGAGTGGTCGCTAATAATTCATCGTTCACTAAGACACAAGACGTCGCAGATGACGAAATTAAAAAATCCAACATTTTCACGTTCTTTCCTCTATATTTCTTTTTAAAAGCATCCCCAATAATATACATAAAACTACTCATTATCGAGCCGTCCCATTTGGAGAAGTCAATGTCACCAGTCACTTCGCAATCTCTTAATTTCTCTGCGACTACGTCACAATCCTTAAAAGGATTAAAACCTATACACATACCAGTCTTGTGTCTATTTTCTTTAAAATACGGCATAGTCTTTCCGAAGATCTTCTTACTGAACCAAATGTGAGGCAAAGGCATTACTCTAAACGTTCTCGGTGCAGTCTTCTTATCTTCTGTCCTTAGCTCATCTTTAAAAGATTCCGTAGATAAAACATCTCTTATATCTACATTGTCATTTTCAACATCATCCTTAAAACGGGCGAATTTGGCCAGGGTATGGTCATAAATTTTCTTCGCTTGAAAGTCAAAATACATATCCTTTCCTCGCAAACACCCATAACCATTAGAAGAGTCCTTATTTAGCGCCGGCAAAAAGTCATTACCAAATGCACACTCATCATCCGTCAGATCATCAAATTCCGGTATCATGTCATTGATACAAGACGACACAAAATCACATTCTGCTGGGGTTACCCTACCTTGCAATTTAAAGCTCTTCTTAGAGGTAGCTTTAAGTTGCTTGTTAGGCG